TGCATGTCACTTCGCAGGATATAAGTCTGCACTAATTCACCAGTTTTGGAATTAGTTGAACTGCCTGCCAGTGCAATTCCAATAATTGGTTTGCCGTCAAGTAGTGACGGTCCTTCGTAGAAAATGATTCCGTTGTTTGCATTGCCTCTTTTTGCTTGCGGTTAAAAAAACACTAACTAAAATAGTTAATAAATTTATACATCGATAAATTAACTCACTGAATTAACTTATCGAGGTACGGGCCAAACTAGTCCAAGCTATGTTCAGCCCGAAACCGCAACATTAGCACAAGGTTTGCGTTGAGGATTTCACTCATTAGGTTCGCAGAATTCGATGGATTCTTTGTCATGCATCCCTACTGATTAGAGTCAAACGGATTGATTTCATGCCGAGTCTGTTGAACAGCTACAAACAATTTAAGTCAGGGAAAGTTTGCCGTCTTACTTACTTGACCGTTTGCTCGAAACATCCAAGTGCCGTGCAGGATCTACCTGCTGTAACTGTTCGCCATGTTCCGCAATGATGAACCCTCGATTCACCGTTTTCCCGTTGGGGCATGTCTGCTGTTTTCTCAAGCAGAAGGAATCTCTCCTGAACACGCTTAGTATGTCACCAAGTTAACTGATTCGAATATTAAGAACTTTGAGGAAAAACTGTTTGCAAACTATTACCGTCTTGCCTAATAAATTAGGCTGTTTGCGCCACACGTTGGGCTATGTCCTCGAAACCGTAGCTGATGTTGTGAGTCGATTTGCATTCAAGCTAATCAATCGATATAAAGTTTCGATATCCAGAAAGGCCGAGAGTGACTTTATATATATGATTGAGTTTGCCCGTTTGGCTGTTGTCTCAATCAGCTTGTTGAGTAGTCTACGCACTATCTCATTGAATGTCAACACTAATTACGTTAAGTACTGATATCATTGACTTTTTTATTGCTTGAGAGTGCTTGAAATGCTGACAAATAAGGGACGAAAGACATATGTCATTGAAATTATTAATGAAAATAATCTGAAATAACTATGTCATTGATATCATTGAAGAAATCTTTCTCTTTTTATATATATGTATAAACCGCATTTGGAACGAAAATATCTTGGAAAATATTCGATTGAAGAACGAATCCAAAAAAAGAAACGTACGAAACCAATCACTCAAGATGAGATAAACAAATCGATTGAATCATATTTAAATGCAGGAAATAAGATTCAAATTTTAGATCCCACAATTGATTATTTTGGTGACGAACCTGTGGACAATTGGAAGTACAATGACACAAAAAAAAGATACGAAAACTAAGTCAACGAAAGACCTTTCTAATCGTCAAAAATTATTTGCGGAAGCATATGCTTCAGGCAAGTCAGGAACCGAGTCTGCCAAGCTTGCAGGGTACGCTGACAAATCGTCGGGACAGCAAGCCAATCATCTGCTTACTAATCCGCAAATACATACATACATCGACGAGCGGAGAAAACAAGTCGAGGATAATCTAGGGATCAGCTTAGAAACTTGCATAGCGAAGTATCTTGAGCTTGCCAAACTAAGCCAAACTAAAAAGGATTATAACACAGCAAAGCAATGCATCGATAGCATTGCAAAAGTCATGGATTATAATCCTAAGGAAAAGGTGCAAAGGACTGAAAACAAAGTACAATTTGAGTTACTACTAAAGCAATTAGATTCACTGCCTGAAGTTAAACAAATCAATCCAATAGTTACGGAAGTTCAAGCGTAAGTAACAATGTACAAACTAAATCATAACAATGTCATACAAATTGCGTTTAGTTTTTGTGGATCGTACGATCAAAAACACCCCCCACATCGACATAGCTGTATAGGTATATATACAAAAAGAAGTTAGGCCAATTTCCACACCAACCCCAACCTTTTAAGAACGAATGAACGCATCAGCGCAGGAGAGGATACGGCAGGTTACAGAGATTCGGCACACAGTCGGCCTCTCGCAGAAGAAATTTGCTGAGAAAATCGGGATGTCACCGCAGGCAGTGAATCATTGGGAATGTCAGAGATGCGCTCCCACGAGGAAGAACCTGTATACGATCATACAAACATTCATGAACCAAGAACCTATGAAGACGATCAATGTTGAGAATGACCCTGTTAAGCATCCCTCGCATTACACGAGTGGCAGGATTGAGGTATTAGATGCAATTGAGGAGTGGGATTTAACTTACGGGGTCGGCAATGTGGTGAAGTACTGTGCAAGAGCAGGAAAGAAGACTGACGATAAGTTGCAGGATTTATGTAAGGCGAAGTTTTACTTGGATCGTGAGATCGAGAAGTTGCAGAGGGACCGTCACGAGATGAAGGACAAGCGTGTATTTTCTGACGGAAGAGGAGGACTGTACGAGTCATGAGCGAGGAGTACCCTCAGGGTTCTATGCTAACGCCCGTACGCTTCTCGCATCGGGTGCGCTCACATCAGTATTGGTTATATCGGTGTGAGTGCGGTGTGGAGAAGACGGTGAGACAGTCACATGTGAAGGCAGGGACTGTGAAGAGTTGCGGATGCATGTTGAGGGATTTTCGGAAGCGGATCAATGAGCGGTTGACTCCTGAGTCGTATCGGAAGAGTGCAGAGAAGAGGAAGGGAATGAAGAATAAGAACAGCGGAAAGATCTGCATTTATCAGTTTGAGAATAAGCGTGGAAAGGGGAGCCGTAGGCAGTATGTGACAAAGCAGGAACTAAACGAGATTTGGCGTGGTGAGAGAGAATTGGTGTGGGATTAGTCATGTCCCTCTAGGAACTATCCGTGAGGACGTTCTGATTTATATGAAGGGTTATCTTTGTATTCAAACTTTGTAATTAACATTAGCACTGAGGATTCGAACTCCGATGATGTGCAAACAAGTTTTTTGCGATTTTGGCAAAGGCCGACTGCTTGACTTCATATGAATTTCTTCAACTAGAGGGATATGAGTGATTCTGCACTAAAATACCTGCATAGGTTGCGTGAGGACATGCCTTTGTACTTTCAGCATTGCCTGAAGGTCAAAAATTTCGGATCAGGCGAGTTAGTTCCGTTTGAGATGAATGAGGTGCAGGTCATTTTGCACTATATGTGCGAACAGCAACTGCAGGAGGACGAACATGTACGGTTTATTGTACTGAAGGCCCGTAGATTCGGGATTTCGACCTACATTCAGGCACGGTTTTTTCGTCATGCCACGATGAATTTCAATAAGACCGTGCAGATCACCACGCACAGTGCGCCTGCCACAGACACAATGTTCGGAATGACACGGGCATTTGAAGAAAATTACCCGAAGGAGATAAAACCGAGCAAAAAATACTCAGGAAAACGGGAATTAGTGTTCGGAACAGAGCAAGGAGGGCTAAATTCGCAGTATTCGCTGTCCACAGTGGGTGGAAAAGAGGTGAGAGGGTCTGCAATTGACTATTTGCACTGTTCGGAGGTCGCATCTTGGGGCGAAGGCGGTGAGGATTACTTTTTGGGGCTAGTAAATTGTGTGATTGCAGGGTATCAGACCGAGGTTTTTGTTGAGAGTACGGCACAGGGAGTGGGTGGGCTGTTTTACAACCTGTTTTGGGACGCATATAACGGGAAAAGTGGGTTCAAGCCTGCGTTTTTTCCGTGGTTTATCTATTCGCACTATACGAAGGCGTTCAAGAGCAATTTAGACAAGCTGAAATTTGAGAATTCGCTTGGGCAGGATAAGCGTTACGGTGCAGAGGAGGAAACAAAGTTATTAGGACACTCGATATCGTACGATGTAGGCGGTGAGGAGCCGTTGCGCTTTGAGGTGGACTTAGAGAAGTTGCATTGGCGCAGGATGTACATTGACACGCAGACAGGAGGAGATCTGTTGAGGTTTCACCAGGAGTTTCCGACACATCCGAGGGAGGCATTTATTTCGACAGGAAGGTCGTTCTTTTCTGCAGACGCATTGAATGACTTAGTTTTAGACTCAGAGCATCGTTTGCAGAACAAACCGCCCCGTCATTTTCATGTGCCTGTGCAGAAGATTAAGTCAGGTGGCGATCCATTACATCTTTTGGAAGAGGATGATGAAGGAGAGTTTACGGTGTGGAGGGAGCCACAGAAGGGGCATCAGTCTC